CCTTGCACAAATTGAGCAAGCAGTCTAACAAGGAAATCAAATTGATGGCTTACGGGCGTCCAATTGTAATTGTTGAGGACTACAATGGTAACTTCTTTGTTGCTGGATTGGAAAACGGTTGCGAAGTAACTGGAGGTACGATTGTAACCGGTGCTGCTATGGGAGACCTTTCTGGTTACACCTTGACGCTTAACGGACAAGAGGCGGTTCCTGCTAACTTCTTGGACGGTACTTTGGCTGCTGCTGGAATTTCTACTATCGTTGTAGGTACAGATTTTTAATATATCTTTGACAAATGGAAAATGCGTTGAAGATTATGAATCGGATGCAACCTCGCAAGATTGACCTTGCTGCAAAATGGTTGCAAGTATGGGAGGCCGAAACCGACAAGGCAACTGGTGTTACTGGTATTGTTCCTGCTTTGGAGCGATTCATAAACGAAGCAAAAAGCAACATTGAGCAGCACGGAAACGTAGCCGCTAAAATGAAGCCGTTTATCGATTCTGCAAAAGAGCTTGGAGCCGAAAATATCGTTGCTGATATTAACGAGCAGTTGCAAGAAAACAAGAGATACGCACAATTAGACCTTCGTTTAATCCAAGCACTTGAGCGAGCGTTGCAAGTGGCAAAAGAAAATTAAAATAAGCAAACAACTTCAGAAAGGCCACCTTCGGGTGGCTTTTTTGTTTGTAAGAAAAACAAAACGTCCGACTTGAGTTAATTAGAGGATGAACATTTTAACTACAAGCGCAACAGCGCAGAATTTACAAATCATACCTCGCTCGTTTCCTGCTTCTGTATCGGCACGGTTAACGAATGAATCTACCAATACCACCCAGACGCAAACAATCGCACCTACAAGCGCAAACGGGTATATGACCTTGAATGCTGCTTGGACTTTGAAGGCGGCAAACTTTTACCTATTAGAGGTGTTTAGTGGCGTAAATTTGATTTATCGTGGCCGGGTATTCTGCACCGACCAAACCAATTTCGAGAAGTTCACCGTGAATGCCGGGGTGTACGACCAAGAAACCGCAGGAGATAATACGTTCGTTATCATATGAGCAACATACGATTTATGGCCTTAAATTCCTACGTTAAGCCGCAGGTAAAGGAGGTTAGTGGAAAACAATGGATTGAGTACGGAGACGATAACAATTATTTCCAGTACCTTATCGACCGCTACAACGGAAGCCCTACCAATAACGCAATCATTAACGGCGTTATTGATATGATTTTTGGCAAGGGACTGGCTGCAACAGACGCATCCCAGAAGCCCGATGAGTACGCAATGATGATGTCGTTGTTTACAAAAAATTGCGTTAAGAAGGTTGTTAGCGATTTTAAGATGATGGGCAACGCTGCCTTTCAAGTTATCTACAACCAAGACCATTCAAAGGTCGTAAAGATTGAGCATATCCCCGTTGAGACCCTGCGTGCTGAAAAATGCAACGAGGAAGGTTTTATCCCTGCTTATTACTACGCAAAGAACTGGGATAGGGTAGCACAACGTAAAGAGGTTCCGGTACGCATTGATGCTTACGGAATGTCCAAGAGCGGTATCGAGATTCTTTATATCAAGCCCTACAAGGCAGGATACTATTACTACGCCCCAACGGACTACCAAGGTTCCTTGCCTTACGCAGAGCTGGAGGAAGAGGTAGCCAATTACCATATCAGCAACATTAAGAACGGGCTGGCTCCGTCTATGCTGATTAACTTTAATAACGGAACGCCTACCGAAGACGAACAGAGCTTAATCGAAGCACGTATTGCAGATAAGTTTTCGGGTAGCTCGAATGCTGGCCGTTTTATCTTGGCATTTAACGATAATAAGGAACTTGCAGCAACAATCGAACCCGTACAATTATCCGACGCAAGCGAGCAGTACCAATTCCTTTCCTCGGAATGTACGCAGAAGATTATGGTTGGCCACCGGGTAACAAGCCCGATGCTTTTAGGCATTAAGGATAGCAGCGGACTTGGTAATAACGCCGACGAGTTGAAGACGGCTTCTATCTTGTTCGATAACGTGGTTATTAGACCATTACAGGAGATTATCCTCGATGCAATAGAGCAAGTGCTATCTTTCAACGGAGCGGCCTTAAATATCTATTTTAAGACGTTACAGCCGTTGGAGTTCAAAGAGGAAATTGTTGCCCCTTCCGAGGTGGTGGAGGAATCTACCGGAGTGGAGGATAGCGGTATTGCAATGTCCGCAGACGTGAGCGACGAAGTTCTTAACGGAATGTTTGAAACGCTAAAAGAGTTTGGCGAAGATGAGGACTTGGATAACTGGGAATTGGTAGACGAGCGCCAGGTTGACTACGAGCAAGAAGACTATTTGGATTCTATTTTGCAGTTTGCTAAGAGCCCCAAAGTAAAGACCGGTGAGGCATTCCCAAACGCTAAGAGTGAGCAGGACGGCGAAACCAAAGACGGACGCAAGTACAAGATTCGTTATTCCTACGCCCCCGGAAGCACTAAGGCCAATAGCCGCCAATTCTGTAAGCTGATGGTAAACGCAAAGAAGGTCTACCGCAAGGAGGATATTCTACGTATGCGCAAACAAGAGGTTAACGCTGGCTTCGGGCCACGAGGCGCAGCAACATACGATATTTGGTTATACAAAGGAGGCGCACGGTGCCATCACTTCTGGATGCGTAAGACGTACCTGGCAAAAGCCGAGGGCGTAACTCCAGATGCTAAAAACCCGAATGCCGACGTATCGGTAAACCAAGCACGTAAGGCAGGCGTAAAGCCAGAGACGAACAACGAAAAGGTTGCAAAGCGTCCCGTGGATATGCCGAATGAAGGATTCTTAAAACCTCGTAAATAATGGCCACGGCTCTCTTTATCAAGCGTGAGGATATTGTACGCAATACGGTTATTTCCGGCAACGTCGATACGGATAAGTTTATCCAATTTATCAAAATTGCCCAAGAAATTCACGTCCAGAATTACACGGGTACAAAGTTGTACGATAAGATTTCCTCGGATATTATCGGGAACACGCTTGCGGGTAATTACCTATCCCTTGTAACTGACTATATCCAGCCAATGCTTATTCACTTTGCAATGGTGGAATACTTGCCGTTTGCTGCTTACACGGTTGCTAACGGAGGTGTGTACAAGCACACGAGCGAGAACGCAACAAACGTAGATAAAATCGAAATTGATTATTTAGTAGAAAAGGAACGCACGATAGCAAAATACTATACCGAGCGTTTTATCGACTATATGTCTTTTAACCAATCTTTATTTCCGGAATACAATGCCAACGTCAACGAAGATATCTACCCAGACCGAGATTCCCGCCCGGCCTCGTGGGTTCTATAAAGTAAAAACCGAGAATCTAATTAAATTAAAAAAGTACCTGGAAAATGGCAAATAGTATCGGGTGGGGTAATATCTACTGCTCTACAAATTGGGGAGACGAGGACTACAATACACGGGCAATAGGTGACGTACCTACTTGCTTCAATAATGCTTACACGTATGCGGATGCGTATGTTGCTCGTGTAGCCGCCGATAGCGGAACCACCGAAGGGTACGAGTGTTTGGTAAATGCAATAGACGCCTTAAATTTTAACTAATGAGTAGTTTTTACGACGATTCCAGTTTGGTAGTTATACCAAGCGGATACAAGACAAGCAAGGTATATGCCGAGAAGCCAACAGACGGCAGCGGGGATTTAGCGTTTACCCGAACAGGGGATACGGCTACCCGTGTAAATTCTGCGGGCCTTATTGAGAAGGTGCGGACTAATTTGGTGCTGCAAAGCAATACGTTTAGCAACGCCTCTTGGGCTAAGATAACAGATGGCACATATTCTGTGGTTACTGAAAACATTACCGATGCTTTTGGAAACACAAGCGCAGTATTTAAAGTAACTCTTTTGACGGGTAGTTTTCTTGTTTTAAGGCAAACTCTTGCGAGTGCAACTACGCAAACCACCAATTTCAGCCTCTACGTTAAAAAAACAATTGCTTCTTCTTACGTAGGTATTGATATTAATGACAATACAGATGCTGTGGCAGCAGCAAACACAAGCTGGCAAAGAATTTCAAATACACGGGCTACCGCTTCATTCGTTGATATTACAACGTACAGCCTTAACGAGCCGTTTTACATTTTTGCAAGTCAGGTAGAATTGGGCGACATCGCAACAGACTACATACCCACCACCACCGCAGCGGTAAGTGTTGGCCCAGTTGCTAACGTACCCCGTCTGGACTATTTAGGTAGCACTTGCCCCCGCTTGTTGCTGGAACCGCAGCGGACGAACTTGGTAACGTACAGCGAGCAGTTTAATAATGCGGCTTGGTCTAAAAATCAATCTACAATATCTTCAAATTCAGCGACATCGCCAGATGGAAATATGAGCGCAGATAAATTAGTTGAAGATTCATCGAATGCGTTTCACGACATAAACCAATTACCATTTAGCACAACTGGCGGTCAAACTTATACCTTTTCTATATTTGTAAAACCAGATACAAGAAGTAAAATTAGAATAGGGTATGGGGCTCTTGTTAATTTTGACGCATTCGGAGGCGATGTTTTCGCAATTATTGACGTTAGTAATAAAAGCGTAATTTCTTCAGTTTTAAGCCCTACCATTTTATTTTCTGATTTTGAAAATGGATATGTTAGGGTTACTTTCTTAAAACAAGCCACTGGTAGCGGGCAGTTTAATTTAATTTTTGGCTTGGTAAATAACTCAAACGCAGCTTCATATTTAGGTGATGGAAGTAGCGGTTTATTTATTTGGGGCGCACAAGTAGAGGGTTCAAATAGCAGCTACCCAACATCCTACATACCAACCCTTGCAGCATCCGCAACCCGTGGGGCAGACGCTTGCTCAAAGACGGGGATAAGCTCACTAATTGGGCAGACGGAGGGGACTGTGTTTGTGGAAATTTACCCCGAAGAATTTATTAACGGTTCATATATAGGTATTAGCGATAATGCAAACATTGCGAACCGTATTATTTTTGGCTTTGAGGGAGGGTCTGCAAACTCTGGGACGCTTCAAGTGTACGGAGCTTCGGGCTTAACTGGAAGCGGAACCTATACAAGGGGGCAACGTATTAAGGTTGCTATCGGCTACAAAAGTGGAAGCTCTGCGTTATACGTTAACGGTAATTTAGTGAACGCTGTAACTTCTACCTTCACCACTACACTTACTAAATTCGGCTTTGACTCCTACGCAGGAACGCAAAACTTTGGAGGTAGATGCTCGCAAGCCCTACTATTTAAGACCCGTTTAACCAACGCCGAACTCGCAACACTCACTACGTTATGATATTCCGTAAATACCAATTCGCTGACTGGGCAACAGCCAAAGCAGCAATACAAGTAGAAGTAACAACACCAGAAGGAACAGAGCTTATCTGGAACCAAGAACTCGTTTCCTGCGTGGTAGAAATCGGCCACCTATGTACGCAATGGGGAACCGATGCCGAGGGCTTTCCCGTATGCGAGGTAACAGACCCGTTGTACGCCGTAGATATTGTTTGGCAGGATACCGCTCTTGCCGCTTACGATGCAGCGTTGGTATGGCCTAACCCAGTAGGAGTAAACTCTTTTGGTTACACCTTGGATACCGAATATGCCCAAGCGTTTTGCTTAGCCAACCCCGAATACTGCCAACCACCATTCGAGATATGAAACACGATAGTACAAGCGCAGTAGCGACCTCTTGGAGTTTAGCGGTAGGTGGGTTAACGATTGCCGAGGTACACCAGATAGCAGGAATGGTAGTAATGCTGACCTCGTTTGTGTACACGTTATGGCGTTGGAATCGGGATATTAAGAATGATAAATAGAATCTTCCGTAACCCAAAAACTACCGTTATAGGGCTTATCTTAATTTCATTCGGGGGTATCCTCGTTTGGTTTGAGAAAGCGTCGCTAACGGAGTTTAGTGCGTTTATTATGGGTGGGTTTGCGTTAATGATGAGCAAAGATGGCGAAGCAACAGGAAACAACAAAAATCAAGAAGTCCAAAAGAAAACTCGGACGGCACACAAAAAGCCAGAACAAAAGGGTGACGAGTAAACCGTACCGGGGGCAAGGGCGGTAATTCGGAAAATGTCAGAATTATCCACCATTAACTTGCACTTTGGTAGTTAATGATGCTTAAAAGGGACAAAATGACTACAAATAGTGCGTTTTATTACACGTTATGAAACTATCTGAAAACTTTACACTTGCCGAACTTACGGATACGGATACCGGGATTGCAAACAATCCAAGCCAGGGGGAAATCAATAACTTGAAACTATTGGTGCAAAAGGTTCTTCAACCGGTACGGGATAAGTTCGGAGTGATAAACGTAACGAGTGGTTTTCGTTCACCATTAGTAAACTCTGCTGTTGGCGGTAGCGCAACAAGCGACCACGTACACGGTAGAGCTGCTGACATACAATGCGAGGATATGGCTGCTGTATTTAATTACATACGCAAAAAGCTGCCGTTTAAGCAACTCATTTGGGAATTTGGTACGGATACACAACCAAAGTGGATTCACGTTGCCTACGACGTTAATAACAACAAATCAGAAGTATTAAAAGCAATCAAGAAAGGTGGAAAAACAAAATACGTCCAATTTTAACGACTGGTTAAATGAGCTTCAAGAAATTCCCACACCCCCTACTTGCTCTATTGATAATCCTGATTGCGAGTCTTGCTCTGGGTAGTTGTAGTGCTGAGTACCATTTGCGTAAAGCCGTAAAGAAAGGTGCTAATGTTTGGCAAACCAAGTGGGATACCACAATCGTAACTAAGGAACGTAACCTTTGGGATACGCTCACGCTTAACAATGTTGATACCGTAGTTGTCCAAAAGGACAACATTCGCATTAAACTTGTTAGGAACTTTGATACAATCCGATTGCAAGCGACGTGCTTACCGGATACGGTGCAAGTGACAAAGTACATTAACACCAAGATTGCGACCAAAGGAAAAGGTGATTGGGAGAAATACCTAATGATATTTGCAGTTGGTATGCTGCTCGTAGTCCTAATAAGGCGATAGAGGTACTTTAGGTGCGTTCTAACGCATTATCTATCTAAATTGGATAGATTGTATGCCTTGACTAATAAAATGCGTCTAAACGCAGATTTTATTTTATTTTTAATTTTAACTAAGTTACTTAACTAAGTTAGTTAGTTAGTTATTTAAGTTATATAGTTAGTTAGTTATATAGTTAGTTAACTTAACTAAGTAGTAAAAAATAAGCATTGGGCGCATACGCCCGACAAATGTTAATAACTTTTTAGTTATCTACATTGGTTAGACCTATCGTTTTCTTTTTTAGGTTTGCAATATGGCAACAGAACGAAACGACCGACGCAAGAAATATCTTGCAATGGAATTAAAACAAATTCCGAATGACTACACAAACTCCTTCCTTAATCATTTTGGATTCTGCGACTATCCAAGAAGCGAAAACGAATCCTCAGCCCTCAGAAAATACAACACCTGGGAGCAGGGACGGAAAAACTTTAATAAATGAGCATCAAGGATTCCACCAAGTATTTATCTATTGGGACGAGCGTCCCTGATTACTACATTGGGAAGTTCAAGGGAATAGAAGCGTTTGATGTGGTGCAGGACTTTGCCCACGATAACTATAACCTCGGCGTAGCAATCGCCTACCTACTCCGTGCCGGAAAGAAAGACGGCAACCCTGCCGAGCAAGATATTACCAAAGCAATAATCCACTTACAACGTGAACTCCAACAACTTAAAGACTATGCCGTATTACAACAATCCAGAAGTCAAGAGGCAGATAGATTTGATTCTATCGGAGGTTGCGATTCTTTTCGCTAATTGTGATGCCAAAGGCCGTGCCTACGCCAAAGCCCAGGAGCAAACCCTCCTTAAAGAAGTCCATAAACTCGACCCCGCCTTTGCCGCCCGTTGCGGATATAGAGATTAAGGTTATACTTTCTAAGGTACCGTCCCTTAATCAGTTCTACGCTTCTAAGCATTGGATAGTACGCAAGAAGGCCAAGGATAAATTTACCGAGGAGGTTCTTGCTCAATTGGCAACATACGACAAAACAAGATTCCAAACCATTACGGCCACCCTACGCCATAACTACGGGTACGATAACGATAACTGTATTATGGCCATCAAGTTTGCATTGGACGCATTACGCAAGTGGGGAGGCATACAGGACGATAATACTAACTTTGTAACTAAAGTTACTATTAGCCGAGACCACGAAATAGAAAAAAACACCGGGCAAGTAATTTTTTTTGGTAAGGGTGTTGTATGTTAATTTTTTTGCGTATGTTTGTCCAGTCTAACACCTAAAACTATTCCAATGGACTACGGAACACGAACGAACTGGTCGCAAGAATCGGCACAACAAATGGTAGAGTTCCTGCAACATCGAGTTGAGGCGATGGCATCACGGATGGAATTCCTCGAAGCAGAAAACGAAGTATTAAAAAGAACCCTCTTAAACGAATTACACAATGCCTAAAATTACAAGCATCACCCCCAACGGCCAATGGCAAGAGTTCTATAAATTAGAGCTGCGTTTTGATAACGGAGACTTTGGAACCGCATTCGCCAAAAGCGAAACCCCACCTTACAAAGTAGGCGATGAGGTTGAGTACACCAAGAACGAGAAAGGCACCGTTAAGATTCAACGTGGAGACCGTCCAGCTTGGACGCCTTCTGCACCCAAAGCAAACGATGACCGTTCGGCGTCTATCATTCGCCAGGTAGCATTGAAGTCGGCTGTTGAGATGTCAGCAGCTTATGTGTCGCAAGGTTCTACAATTCCCGTAGAGAAAATCTTTGAGTTAGCAGAGAAGTTTAACGCTTGGATGTCTGGCACGCACGGAGCCACGCACCAAGAACACTTTGCAGCTCGTGTAGAAGAATCCAGTCCGTTTTAGGTGTTTCAGTAGCGACTGGTTGACAGCCCGGAAAGACGGGCAATTTAGTCGGGTGGCGCAATGGTAAACGCATCAAATTAGGTTACTGCATAAAATACTTACTAATTTGATTATTCACGGCAGCGGATAGTATCCGAGTATTGTAGGTTCGATTCCTACCCCGACTACAAAGACCCCTCTCCGGAGGGGCTTTTTTTTGCCCAATGTTTTTTTGTATTGATTTTTTGTTTACGTTTGCCCTATGAAACACCCTGACCTAATTTCTAACGAAAAAGTATTGCCGTTCCTCGAAAGAGCAAGAGGCGGTAAATACTACGACACCGGTAAGCTCGGCCACCCGGTAATAGATGAGTTCCTACGATTCAAGGACGGCGAGTTTGTAGTTGTAACCGGCCACGCCAACGTGGGCAAAACGCATACGCTTATCTATTTAATGCTGATGCAAACAATGAATTACGATAAGAAGTGGCTCGTGTATTCCTCGGAGAACGAGGTACACTCGCTCAAACGTAAGTTGATTGAGTTCCTATCCTGCGAGCCAATTCAAAACGTAACGGAGGCCAAGATGTATCGCCACCTTGATTACATTGATGAGCATTTTCGGTTTATCGATAGCAACAATCTATATAACGCATTCGACCTACTCCGAATTATGGAGGAAATTCACGAGGAATGGCAGTACACCGGGTGCTTAATTGACCCTTACAATTCCCTTGTAACCGACCAAAGAAAACTTGGGAAGTCAGGGATGCACGAATACCATTACGAGGTAGCTTCTGCGGTGCGAATCTTCGCCCATAAGAACTCAGTTACAACGATTGTAAATACACACCCGGTAACGGAGGCAATGCGTAGAACGCACCCTAACGGCCACGCTTACGCTGGCCTACCTACGCCACCAATGACTTCCGATATTGAAGGTGGAGGCAAGTGGGGCAACCGTGCCGATTCGGTAGTAATCATTCACCGGTACGCCCAACACTTAACCGACTGGGTGTTTACCGAAATCCATTGCCGTAAAACAAAAGAAATGGAGACCGGGGGAAGGCCAACGCCTTTGTCCGACCCTATTCGTATTCGTTCAATGAAAGGCAATGTCGGGTTTACCCACAATAACCTTAACTTGCTCGACGTTCAAGCACCTATTCAAACAATAATTTATTCTGATGACCCATTTTAGTCAAGATTCCTGGGAGATTTATATGCGGGATAAAATTCTGCAAGTAAGCGACGTTACCCGTTGGTTAAACGAGATGGCCTTGGCCAACCCAAACGAAAAGCACGTAGTCGACTATATGTTATCTGTATGGCGTGCAACGCAGATGCTGGAGGATATGGTAGATATGAAGCGGCACTTGGACAAGCGTATTAACGAGGCAAGAGTTGAAAACGCCCGGTTGCTTATCCAGAACCGGGAGCGATTAATTGAGATTGATGCTCTGAAAAAAGAGCTTGAACAGATTAAAGAAAACCTAACCTTATGATTATTCCGGTTCCCTTTGCACCAAACGAGGTGTTTGCAATTAACGGCAAGAAGTTTTTAGTTAAGGATTATTGGCGGCCCGTAAGCTGGAGCCAATGGAGTGCGTGGTACTTAATCGAAGACGAAAGCGGCAAGAATTACGAGGTTCCCTACTTTCATATCCTTATCCAAAAACAAAGAGGCAACGCTCAATATATCGGCACCCGATGACCTACAAAAAATTCTGCCAGAATATCGGTTACACGGATAACGGCGCACGGGATTGGAGTAACGTAAAAGTTAGAGCAGCATACGTGCAAGCATTCCGACCATTCTTTACACTAAACGAATTGGGCAGACAGATAGGAAAATGCCACGCCACAATTATCCATTACGAGAAGATTGTTTTTCCCAAAGACCAGCTCTACGTTTCCTCCCTAAAAATAGCAACTCAAATGCGGGGTGAAGTTCCTGAGCCGGTACAAAATCAAAAGCAGAAAATAGTTACAAGTTTGGTAAATTACGATTATTTACTTGAGCAGAATGGCAAGTTGGTTAACCAAGTAAAAGAGCTTGAATCCAAGTTGGCAACGCTTAAGGAATTTGTAAATGGGATTTAGCGTTAACTTTTATCCGTTGTACGGTTTACTTCTTGGAGCTAATTGGAGTAAGACGGAATTTGAAGATTACGACTTGCACAGCTTGGAGATTTGCCTTGGTGTTATCTTGGTCGAAGTATTATGGGAATCCTACCCCGATTAGCAAAGCGGCACGACGATTGGCTGCGTATGGCAAAGTCCTTCGGTCTTGACCGGGACGATGCTCACGACCTTGTGCAGGATATGTACCTACGGTTGCATCAATACGTTGACAACCCAGAGAAACTTGAATACGGAGACGACGACGTTAACACGTTTTTCGTTTACATTACCCTGCGGAATATGTACCTCCGTGAGATGACCAACCGAGCAAGAATCAAATTCGTATCAATAGAAGAGTTTGACGATAAGGAGGAAATTTACAATATAGAATCCGACCAAGCATTAACCGTACTTCTGGAAGCTGTTAAAGACGAGGTATCTAAATGGGATTGGTACGATAACAAATTATTTACTATTTATCACGACGGAGACGTATCGCTTCGCAAGTTATCCGAGGCAACAAAGATTTCACTTCGTTCAATTTACAATACGTTAAAAAATGGAAGAGACAAAATCAAAGCTAACTGCGACAACGAGTACCAAACGTGGGCGGAAGCCAAAGGGGTTAGGGGATAGAATCGAGCAGATAACCCAAGCCACCGGAATCAAGGCGGTAGTCGATTGGTTTGCAGAGGCAACCGGAGTAGACTGCGGCTGCGAAGCACGCAAGGAAAAGTTAAACCGATTATTCCCAAGCAAGAATCCTAAATGCCTGGAGGAACCGGAATACAAATGGCTTGACCAATTCTACAAGGAATACAAAAGCACCTTGTCCAGCGACCAAAGTAAGGAAATAGCAACAATCCACGCAAGAGTATTTAATCACCAATACCACGTTCCCTGCGGATGTAACCCAAAACTATGGAAGCAATGGGTAGAGGAGTTACGCTCGGTTTATACTGCCTATGAACCAGTCGGGTAAGTACGGTGAATCCCTCTGGAAGTCGTTTCTTGAAACAAAGGGATACGATGTTGAGGATGCCCCGAATTACAAGTTCTACGACTGGGACTTGCGAGCAACAAAGCGGGAAGCAGACCAAGATACAAACTTCCAGCCCGTATATACCTTCGAGGTTAAGTACGACGAGAAAGCGTATTGGTGGGCAAATAAACGAGGAACCCCGGATAACCCGAATCTTTATATTGAGTACCGCAATACCAATAGAAACGAGGATTCCGGTATATTGATGAGCAAAGCGGACTTCTACGTTTATATTATCAAGGCACAAACCGATATTGCTTATTTATTTAATACCGACAAACTACGAACGCACCTAACAAGTGCCAGTTACAAGAGCGTTGGGAATAGCGCAACCGGAGACGATAACGCTATGGGCTGGATTCCCTCGCTTGCCGTTCTTATGCAAACCAATTCATTCATTAAACAAATAGAGCTTTATGCCCTTACCTAAACCAAAATCCGGAGAAAAACAAAAGGAGTTTATTCAGCGTTGCGTTACGGATAACACAATGGCCAAGGAATTTCCCCAACAAGACCAAAGGGTAGCGGTATGCTATCAGCAATGGAAAGAAAAGTAGAGCTTCGGCTCTATTTTTTTTGCCCTGATGTTTGGTGTATTGTTTTTTTTTATATGTTTGTCGAAACAAAACACCTAAAACAATGAATCAGAAACTCCAAGACCTAATCATTAACGTAACCGTTCCGCTTGCGTGGATGGCTATTGTTACGGCATTCTTATTTTGTGCAATCCTGCTTCCGCAGATTTTTATCTATGCGGTATGCAAGTAACATACATTGACCTATTGGAAACTGCGGCTGACCAGAACGTAGGCCCAGAGGATAACTTTGATACGGTAATTGCTTTCCACGAAGCGTTTGCTGCTTGGGCAGGATTCAAGAACGTAGACGAGTTCTACGACTGGCGGTTAGAGTTGGACGGCGCATACGAGCAAGGCCCCGACGGGCTTGCTTATTACGGTGGATTTATCCAAGAGCCAAGGGAAATAGAATTCCCAGAGGAGTTTACTATTGCTCCTTTGTACTTACTTGCGGAAGCCCATTGCGAATACCTTGCGTGGTAAATTTTAACTATCTAAACTTTTAATTATGACAATAGTCGAATATATGCGCTTGCTTATCAAGCAGTACGGTAGCGACATTCCGCAGGAGGAAATGGACAAGGCAGTTAATTACGAATCGATGCTTCTGGATACTGCCTTTAACAAGGGCAGTATGGCAGCACACGATAAAATCAGAAAGATGCTATGAAAATAATTGAACTATTAGATGGCAGCACCTGGGATAGGGATACCATCTTAGAAAAGATGAAGGACGATTCATTTTACTACGGACACCTTGCAAAACACGCCTTGTCTTCCTCGGCTTGTAAGCTGCTTCTTTCCTCACCCAAAACGTACCACTACGTTACAAAATATGGCCAAGACGAATCCGATGCTTTCACGGTAGGGCGATTGGTTCACCTTATGGCCTTGGAACCTCACCTGGTAGATGAGTACGACATTATCGACGTACAAAGTAAAAACACAAACATTTGGAAAGAAGCAAAAGCAAAAGGCGGCCAAATCATTACCAAAAAGGAATACAACGAAGCCAGAAGGATTGCAGATGCCTTACTACGCAACGAACACGTCCTTGGGTATATTCAAGGTTGCGAGTTTGAAGTTCCAGCAGTTGGTGTTATTGAAGGGTTACCATTCAGAGCAAAGGCGGATATTTTAGGTAACAACTTTATTGCTGACCTTAAAACGACTACCGACCTTCGTGCGTTTCCTTACAGCGCCAAGAAATACGGATACGACCTCCAGGCGTTTATCTACACCCGGTTGTTCGGAGTGCCGATTGATAAGTTTATCTTTATTGCCGTTGACAAAGCATCTTTGGACGTTGGTATTTATACTATATCCCCAGAGTTTGTAGCGGAAGGTGAGCGCAAAGCGCACGAGGCGATTAAATTGTACAAAGAGTTCTTTATGGGAAAAGACAACCCAGAGCTTGACAACTATACCATTATCGGTCAGCTTTAACATTGACAAGGGGAAGCCGAAAACCTTTTAGAGTAGGCAAATTATAAATTTCGTATTATGAACGAGATAAAAATTGGTGAGGCAAAAATGATTCAAGCAAAAGAATTGTGCTTCACGCTTGGAAACCGTGAGGTTTACGATTCTCACATTGGAAAGTTTGAAACCTTGCTCACGGAGTATGGTTTTATGGATGCCTTGAAAGTAGTTCCCGGTGACGGATGCTTTCAGATTGTAGAAGGCCAGCATCGCTTTGAGGCGGGCAAGCGTCTTGGAATGAGTGAATTTCCCTGCTACGTTATTGATTGGTTAGATGGTTGCGATGATGACGAAATACAAAATATCATTATATCCCTGAACGCCAACAACAAGGTCTGGACTATTTACGACTTCGTAAAGAGCTTTGCTGACCGTGGAAGTGACGAATACAAGAAACTAAAAGAACGAATGATTCAATACCGGGATACGTTATCTAATGGTGTTGTAGCGTCTTGCCATACCGGGCGAGCAAGAGGCCATTCAATAATCCGAGAAGGTAACTTTAAGAATGTAAACAATGATTTTAGCGAATGGCTACTAATGCGCTTGCACCAGGTGGTAATATCTGACGGAAAAAAGAACTTCCCGTCTCGCCTGCTTTCAATCTTTGTAGCGTGCGTTTGGAATTTACAGAATGACACAAGGTTAATCAACAACCTAATTCACGAAATGCGTAAACTTGTAGCGAGTGGTAATAAAGTACCGGACGGTGAGCAGGCCCTGCAAGATTGGGTGACTAAGATGGTTGAGATTATCGGTGAAGAGAACAAAAACAATGAAACCCTTACAAATGGACAAGGCAATTAGAGACGTTATCATTTTATGCGTGCTTTGCGTTACGCTTGGGTGCTTAGTTGGGTTTTATTTTTACGAATATATTTAAGCAATGACCGATATTACTAAATGCACGGGCGAAGGTTGTTCCTTAAAACAAAGGTGCTACCGATTCACCGCCCCAATGGGAACCTATCAATCAATGTTTGTCGAGGTTCCTTTTGCGGATGACAAGTGCGATTATTATTGGGAAACCTTTAACACCAAATGAAAATAGACCACATCGCACACTTCTGGGCTGGGATGGCAATCCTTGCCGTTACGGGTAGCTGGCCAATTCTTATCGCAGCAGCATTCGGCAGAGAATTAAAAGGAATCCTACTCGACGACCGTAGGGACTACAACGATAGCGTTTGGGACGTTGTGTACACTTTGGTTGGTGGCGTAGCCGCAATGATAGGTAAATTATTCTTTACCTTATGAAAGCCGTATTGGAGTTCACGCTCCCCGACGAGGAGGTTGAATTTATGGAAGCCGTTAACGGAGGGATGTTTAAGCACGTCCTTTGGCAGTTAGACCAAAAGTTGCGCTCTAACTTAAAATACGGAGAACTTCCAGACGTTGAATACAAATGCTACGATACGATACGCAAAGATTTGCATTCGCTACTTAACGCCAATAATCTGACAATAGAATGAAAACCCAAATCCAAGAGCTGATTGCCCTTTATCATTTGCTCGACGAAATCACTCAAATAATCGAATCGGAGAATAGCGGCCTATCCGCAGAGCAAAGATTGAGCGAGATTGAAACCACAATCAAAAACCTTTTTAAGAATGACCCCAGTTGAAGAATTGTTCCGTTTGCTTTGGGATACGCCAAAGGATAAGTTCACTTGGTTTACTATTCGTAAACAAATTATGGAGAAAGAGAAAGAGGTTATTGTTAATGCTTATATAGATGGCTTGGGCCTCGAACCGTATGAGGTCTATTCCAAGCAACAAGCGGAACAATACTACAACGAAAAATTTAACAACGAAAAGTTCTAAAATGAAAGAACAATTTATGCGGATAGCAATGGCTCGCTTACGAGGCGTCTATCCTTTCAAGCCCCAACGCAGAGCAGTTGCCGCAAAGATGTGGGTTAAGTTCTTGGAACGGCAATGAAGAACCACACAAAGGTTTATCTTAAGGCAATGGGGTTATCCCCGGTTGAGTTTATTTGTTGCGAGGTATGCAATCGTAGAGCCGTTGACATACACCATATCGAACCCCGTGGTATGGGAGGCAGTAAACTTATGGACACCCCAGAGAACTTAATGGCCTTATGTCGTGAGTGCCACCACGAAGCCGACTTTGGCGTTGAATTATCCAAGGACTTCTTAAAAGCTGTACACCTAAAAAAGCTCAACAAATGATTCATATCATTACTCCCTGCTCACGCCCGGAGAATCTTTCAACAATCAAGCAAACCATTCCAGAGGATTGCAGTTGGACGGTAGTCGTTGACGAGAAAGCAACAGGCGATTTCCCAAACGGAATTACCTACCTACGTCCCAGCGCAGGAGGCAACTGGGGAAATCCGCTTCGCAATATAGGTATGGAGTTTATATTGGCTCTAAAGGCCAAAAGAGGCGATTACATATACTTTCTCGACGATGATAACATAATCCACCCGGATTGGTACGAAGCCGTTAAAAACGAGTTTTATCCAGTTATCACCTGGGGGCAAGTATTTAAGAATGGCCACCCAAGATTACACCCGACAAAAGAGCCAAGAGTAGGCACAATCGATACCGCCTCGTTTATGGTACGTTGCGATGCAATCGGGGAAGTAAGATTCGGAAACGAATACGAAGCAGATGGATTGTTCGCTCAACAAATGGCTAAGTGGAATGTAAACACGCTCGATGCCTACCTTTGTTACTATAACTATTTGAAATGAAAGTCCTTTGCCTTGGAGACCAAAACTCCGGAGTGGTGTACCACCGGATTTACAAGCCCTTCACTCTACTCAAGGAGAAAGGGCTTTTGGATTTTCAGATACTCAACTACAAACAGCCAATACCGGAAGCCGATTGGGAAGACGTTACCCACGTAATCTTTTCTCGTGCGCTTCCGTTCTCCGGTGAATCCTTTGCTAACTTCTTTGCTATTTGTAAAGCAACGGGCAAGAAGGTTATTATTGATAACGACGATTGGTGGCACTTGGCATTAGACCACCCCAGCAAAGCAGGATACGATAAAGCAAACCTATCAGGAAGGATAGTAAACTCTATGTACTTTGCAGACGAGGTATGGACTACCCAAAAGTACCTTGCCGATAAAATCAAGAAGGTAAACCGTAACGTACATATCATTCCAAACGGATTAGACCCTTCCGACCCGCAATGGCAAATCACCCGCCAGGAAGCAGATGAGGTACGATTCGGTTACGTGGCCGGCATCTCCCACCTTCCAGACCTTTTGCAAAATAAGATAGACCTTTCACCGTATGAATCGTATGTAGCCGACCTTGGGGGGTACCCACAAGCTGCAAAAGCAAGATTCGCATTAGAAACAAAATCCCCAGAGGAATACGGACAACTTTACCAAATGTTTGATGTTGCATTGGCTCCGTTATTGCCAAGTGAGTTTAACCGCTGCAAATCAAATCTTAAAATGGTAGAAGCAGGGTTTGCTGGTTGTGCGTTAATTGTAAGTGATGTAGCACCGTACTCTAAACACCTAACGGATAAGAACTGCATCGCTGTAAAACATAAAGGGGATTGGAATAAGGCAATTAAATATCTACACGAGAACCCAAACAAAGCCGGGGATATTGCCTTGACACTTCACGAGGATATGACCACCAACTTTAATATCCACGACTTTAACGATATTAGATTAGAACGCTTATGCAAATAGTACCAATTACCCAAGTGGTTCCCAATACGAGCAACCCCCGAATTATCAAAGACGATAAGTTCAAGAAGCTCGTAAAATCAATCCAGGAGTTCCCTCAGATGCTTGAGCTGCGTCCTATTGTTGTGGATGCAAATATGGTAGTGCTTGGCGGCAATATGCGCCTAAAGGCGTGCGTTGCTGCTGGGCTTAAAGAGGTGCCGATTGTTATGGCTGACAATTTAACGGAGGAGCAACAGGCGGAGTTCATCATTAAGGACAACGTGGGGTTCGGAGAATGGGACTGGGACTTATTAGCGAACGAATGGGATGCTGCCTCAATTACCGACTGGGGACTTGATATTGGTGGCTTTGACTTAAAGGCAGAGGAATTTAACGAGGAGTTCTCTTTGCCAGATGGCGACAAGTCCCCGTTCCAGCAAATGACCTTCACCCTTGCGGATGAGCAAGCAGAGCAAATAAAGAATGCAATCGCAGATATTAAAGCAACAGACGATTACAAATACTGCGAAACGCTTGGAAACGAGAACAGCAATGGTAATGCACTCTACTTAATTATTATGCAATGGGCAGAGCAAAAGAAATAATCGTTAAGGTAATACCCTCCAAGATTGCCAACGAGTTTGTAAAGAAGCATCATTACTCTGGCAAGGTAGTTCCAAACAGCACCCTGCACTTTGGCGCATTCCTTGATGACAAGCTACACGGGGTATTGAGTTACGGCCCAAGCATTAACAAGAATGGAACCATCAACCTTGTTAAGAACACCGGCTGGAATGAGTTTATAGAACTTAACCGTATGGCCTTTGATGACTACTTACCCAAGTATTCGGAGAGCCGCTGTATTGCAATCACCATACGATTAATAAAAAAACACGCCCCGCATATTAAGTGGGTTATTAGTTTTAGCGATGGAACGCAATGCGGCGATGGTACTATTTATAGGGCAAGCGGTTTTAAGTTAGTTGGGATAGCGAGCAATGCAGGAATATGTAAAATAAATGGGCAGGTATCGCATATTAAAAAAACCTACGATATGGGCTTAACAAGTTCCTTTCTTAAAAAAAGCGACATACCAAAACTAAAAGAGCGTGGCTATGAAGTTGAGTTATTAACTGGCTACCAATTAAAATATGTTTATTTAATTGATAAAGGTTGCGAATTAGCACAACCCGTAATACCCTTTGAGAAAATAGATGAATTGGGCGCAGGTATGTACAAGGGGCAAAAAATAACCCTCCAAGAGAGGAGGGCTACTTTGAGCGAGGAGGTCGATTCGAACGCCACTTCTTAATTGGAGTATTAAGCGTGCAACCATTACACTTTCCTCGCAGGTGAAACAAATATAAAACAAAGATATGTTATGGACAAAACTGAACAGCATAAAAAGGCAATGCTCGACGCATTGGAAAAATCCCTCGGAGTTGTAACCTCGGCTTGCAAGACGGTAGGCATTGGGAGAACTACGCATTACCTTTGGATGGATAGCGACCCCGAATACAAAGCAGCAGTCGATTCATTATCAGACGTTGCCCTTGACTTTGCA